AGTGCGGACGCTGGCCGGCCAACCTTCTCTTGGAGCATCATCCGCAGTGCCGGCAACTCGGCACGACGGTCCTGCACGGCGATTCGCGGGGCGACTGCGATGGACGCCGGCCGGGCGGGTTCGGCAACGTGGGCGCGGACTCGGGCGATGGAGAACCCAACGCTCGGGTCTACGGAGATGAAGTCGTGCCACTTTATGAGTGCCACGCCGACTGTCCCGTGAGAGCGCTGGACGCCCAGAGCGGCACGCTCACCAGCGGCGTGCTCAAGGCGGGCACGACCCGCAAGGCCAGTAAGGGGAAAGGCGGCTACCACGGCGACTTCCCCGACGTGGCGGCAATCCGCGACTTCGGCGGCGACTCCGGCGGGGCCAGCCGGTTCTTTTATTGTGCTAAAAGTAGCAAGCGGGATCGTGGACCGGGCAACGACCACGCCACCGTTAAGCCGCAAACTCTTATGCGTTACCTACTTACACTCTTGTCATCCCCTGATGGAGGTGTGATCCTCGATCCTTTTGCCGGGAGTGGTTCGACCCTGGTTGCCGCCCAGGGGCTCGGTCGGCGCTGCATTGGCGTCGAATTATTCGAACATAATTGCGAAATTGCCAAGAATCGACTCCAGATTTGTCCGCATTTCGCAGTTTAGCTTGTAGTGGAGGAGTCTTGTGAGTAGAGGAGTCTTGTGAGATGCCCGAGATGAAGCTAGGTCCCGTCCGTACTAAAGCCGGTTCGCTGGTACGTCTTTCGGCGACCGTCGAATTTCAGGAGGGCCGCATCGTCTTCGTAAAGTCGCCCTACAATCTCAAGGGCGAGATCAAGTCCATGCGCGGCTCCCGCTGGCATCAGTTTGACGAGGACGGCCCCTTGGCGGGTATGAAGATTTGGACGGTGGATGATTGCCAGCGGAATCGTTTTCAACTGGGCTATTTGGCCGGTGAGGACGTGTACGCCTGGTTTGATCGGCCGCTTGTTCGTCACCAGTACCGTGATTACTTTCGCAACGGTGCGCCGACAAAGCCGATGCCGCAACAGTTCGACATGGCGGACGGAGGCTTGACCTACCACTACCAGATATTCGGTGCCGAGATGGGCCTGGGAAAAACAATGGCCGCCCAGATGGTGATTGAGAATTCCGGCGTCGATCTGGTGTGGTGGATCGGGCCAAAGACGAGTCTCCCCAATATCCAGCGTGAGTTCCGCCTGTGGGGTTTTCCCAGTCATATCAAGGTGGAATGGTTCACTTATGAGGGTCTCGTCCGCGTCATGGATGAATGGGACGGCAGCCAGGTTTTACCGCGTTTTTCCGTAATGGACGAATCAAGCCGCTGCAAGACCCCCACGTCGCAGCGATCCAAAGCCTGCCAGAAGCTCGCGGACTTGATCCGCGACAAGTACGGCTACGAGGGCTACGTGATCGAAATGTCGGGCACGCCGTCACCCAAGACGCCGTGTGACTGGTGGAGTCAGTGCGAGATTGTCGCACCCGGTTTCCTTAAAGAAGGGAGCCGCCAGGCGATGGAGATGCGACTGGCTTTCATGGCAGATCATCAACTTGACGATGGCAGCAAATTCAAGAAACGGATCGGCTGGAAAGACGACGAGCGGAAGTGCAATGTATGCGGTCAGATGTGCGACGACGGTCCGCACGACGAATGTGCTGATCCGGAGGAGTATCACGCCTTTGCGCCCAGCGTCAACGAGGTGGCCTACCTCTATGAGCGGCTCAAAGGTCTCGCCATCGTCAAGCACAAGAAGGACTACCTCAATCTTCCGGATAAGCGGTATCGCAAGATTATTTGCAAGCCGGCCGCAAGCACCCTGCGTGTCGCAGAGGCCATCGCTTCTTCGGCATCAAACGCAGTCACAGCCATGACGCTTCTTCGGGAGTTGAGCGACGGCTTTCAGTACCGCGAGGTTCACGATGGCCTGTCGAAATGCACTCACTGTGCGGATGGGACAGTTCTCCAATGGCGCGATCCGGAAGAACCAGAACGAACCTATCCCGGTGTAGACCTGTTGCCGGCCGACGTTGTTGCTCGGTTGGTTAGTGGAGCGGTCCCCTGCCCCGTCTGCGGCGGCAAGCAGACGGTGTCCAAGATGGTGCGGGTGGCCCGCGAGGTTCCTTGTCCCAAGGTTGCCGCCCTCAAAGCACTTTTGGATGAGAATGAGGAGACGGGTCGGATTGTAATCTGGGCCGGTTTTACGGGCTCGATCGACCGAATCGTCAAGCTCTGCCTCAGTGAGCACTGGGATGTGGTTCGCTGTGACGGTGGTGCATATCAGGTGTTTACTCAGGTTGGCGTAAATGTCTCGATGCCCCCTTTGGATTATTGGAGCGACTTGGCTAACAATGCCCGTGTGGCTTTCGTCTCGAATCCCGAGTCGGGTGGGATGAGTCTGACGCTGGTGGAGGCCCGGACGGCGGTCTATTGGTCCAACTCCTGGAAGCCCGAATACCGCGGCCAATCCGAAGACCGCATTCATCGGCCGGGAATGGATGAGAATCTCGGCTGTACGATCGTGGACCTGATCCACCTGCCAACCGACTGCCGCGTACTGGATGTGCTTCGGGACAATCGTCGTTTGGAACTGATGACGATGGGCCAACTCATGGAAGGAGTAAATTGGCAGGATGCCGGCGAGGAAGGCGAGATGCGTATCGAGGAGTCAGTTTTGTGACGCTTGTTCAATGTCGCATTATGATCGACGCGGGCTGCTACAAGCGTGCTGTCACCCATTCCAGCGTGTGTGACGTGTTGCAGCGGGCTCTCTCTGATTCGTTGTGCAAGTTGGAATTCACTAGCCCTGACGAGGATGTCATGGTGGCGGAGGTCGCAGTCTGGTTGAAATCGCGATTCCGCTATTGGGGGCATAACGAGGTTATACGAGACCGGATTATAACGGCACTCATGGAACGGTTGCAGCCCGAGTATGAGAGCCAAGTGGAAGTCGAAATCATTGATGGGCCAGATGATTCGACGGATTTTGGTTAAGGTTCTGTGATTGTTTCTCTAAACCCTGGGGTGTACGTCATGAAGAAGTGTGTGCTGTTGGTTGCGATGCTGGTAGCGTTTGCTGCCGGCGGTTCTGTTCCGGCGGCAGAGCCGGCTTTTTCGGTCCCTGATTACTTGCAAATGATCAGCGTGACAATCAGGTCGGAGAACGCCCAAGGCTCCGGTACGCTCGTGACCCGAAAAATCGACGGCGATCTGGTGAGTTTCGTCTGGACGGCTGGTCATGTTATCGACCATTTGCGTGTGGTTCGCAAGATAATCACGGCCGACGGCGGTGTGCGGATTTTGGTTGAATTCAAGGACGCCGAGATCATCCAAGAGTGCAAGCAGGACGGTCGCCGGGTTGGTGAAGTCAAGCTCAACGCTCGGGTCATCAAGTTTTCGGACGCCGATTACGGCGAGGACTTGGCTCTTTTGATGATTCGCCGCAGGAATGTCTATTCGCTTAGTGATACAGCGAAATTCAAGCGTGACATCAATTACGTACCGCCGATTGGCGTCGAGTTGAGTCACTGTGGCAGCTTGCTGGGACAGTTCGGGGCCAACAGCTACACCACCGGCGTTCTTAGTCAGACAGGGCGCACACTCGCCATGAAGGGCGCAAGCGTCAAAGTCTTCGATCAGGTGACTGCGGTCGCTTTCCCCGGTTCGTCGGGAGGCGGGATGTACCTTAAAGACACGGGCGAGTACATCGGGATGCTTACCCAGGGTGTGCAACAGATGCAGGGGTTCAACTTCATCGTCCCCGTGCGGCGTATTCACGCCTTTGCCAGGAGTGCCAAGATCGAATGGGCCGTGGACTCCAAGGTGCCGTCGCCGACGCTTAATCAGATCGACAACTTACCAGTGGAAGACAGCGGTGTTCTTCCCGCCGGGTTGCCGAGTTCTGATCGTGCGCCGCCCCCTGCCGATACTAGGTCCGGCTTCGATTTCAGCCATGCCATCGACTGGGTAGAGCAATTTTCTCGCTATCCGCTTCGCGATCGTGTGGATAACTTCTTCGGCCGCACTCGGCGTCCGTAAGTCGGTTGATCTCTGCCAGGTGGCGCAGGCAGCGCCACCTGGCCTCTTCCTACCACTCAACAAAAGGCGGTGACGGATGAAGCTGACAAAGAAGAAGGTTGGACAAATCAAGGAGGCGATCGTCGGGGGCGAGACACAGCCGGTGATCGCCAAGCGATTCAGGACGAGCCGGTCCACCGTGTCGGACATCGCCACCCGCCGTATCCACAAGGACGTTCCGTGGCCTAATGACGAGCCACCTGCATCAAAACAGGTTGGCGGTCAGCACAAGGCGATTCCGAATTACGATCCGACCGACAAGAAGGTTTTGGAGTTGGAAGCCGAAGTCGTCCATCTGACCGAAGAGCGAAACCGTGAGCGCCTGAAGGTCAAGGCCGGGGCGAAAATCACCGGCTTGTTCAAGGCAGTTACGGCGGAGATGGACAATCGAGTCAAGCCTCTTGAGCCGCTACCCCCCGCTCTGGACTTCCGCCGTAAGGCTCAGATCACCGAGCATGTTGTTCTGCATCTCTCGGACGGTCACCACGATCAGGTGGTGCGTTCCGAAGAGGTTGGCGGCCTGGAAGACTATAATTTTCCGGTCTCGTGCTGCCGTGCCGAGCGGTATGTGGACACCGTGGTCGAATGGTGCCACGACACGCTGGCCCCGAAGTTTGCCTTTCCAGTCCTCTGGGTGCTGGCCTACGGCGACTACACGAGCGGCGAGATTCACCAGGCTTGTGAACGGTCGTACTACCGCAATCAATTCAAGAATTGTCTCGCCATCGGGCAGCTTCACGCTCTGATGTACCGCGACCTGGCTGCCCACTTCGAGCAGGTCAACGTGCTCTACTTGGCCGGAAACCATGGTCGTCGCACGCCGAAGAAAGACTACCTTGGCGCTCACGACAATTGGGACTACTTGGTTGGC